ATTGATCCCGCCGCGGTCTGCAAGCTCTGGGTCATCCCTGCCAATCTGGTGAAGGAATAGTTGCCACCCCCTGCAAATCCAGAATGACCATCGAAGAACAACTCTCCGCTGCTGTTGCCACCGCCTCCGCCCTCACCGGCGAGCGTGACGATCTACGTGCGACCATCGAGAAGCTGACTGTCGGAGCCTCCTCGGAGCTCGAATCCCTTAAGGTCGAAGCCGCGTCCAAGGACGCCAAGGTCTCCGAACTCACCGCCGCCATGGAAACCATGGGCATCGAACTGGCCGCCTTCAAGGCCAAGGCCACGGAGCTCGAGCAGACTCAGGTCAGCGCCTCCAAGCAGGCCGCCGTCATCGCCGCTTCAGTCGGTATCACTCCGACCTCCCTTCCCCAGGAAGGCGAAGCCACCAAGGAAGCCGTAAACCATCTCGCGGTGTTCCTCTCCATGCCCCTCGGCAAGGAGCGCTCTGATTACTTCGCTGCCCACAAGGCGACGATCATCAAGGCCGCCATCTAATTTCTTTCACCCCCTAATCTCCTAATATACTACTATGGCTAATTCCATTGTTGCTGCTCCAGCCGTCCTGGCTGAGAGCGTTATCCAGGCCATCCGTGGCCGTCTCCCGGCCCTCAACGGTTTCTCGAGCGTGTTCAACGCCCTCGAAGGTTCCGCTGGTAAGGCCGTCCAAGTGCCTCTCGTCGGCGCTGGCGTCGCTTCCCAGTTCTCCACTGGTGGCTACCTCACCGGCGATGACGCGAACCTGACCGCCGCCACCGTCACCCTTAAGCACTTCAAGTACAGCGCCCGCTTCTCGCCCCTGGACGTCAAGTCCTACGGCGCACAGTACCTCGTCAACGCGTTCTCCCCGACCGCCGCGGTCGCTATCGCTGAAGCCTGCCTCGGTGAAGTCGGTGCCCTGATCACCGCCGCCAACTACTCGGCCTCCTCAACCACCGGTGCTAACCTCAGCTACGCTGAAGTCGTCGCTACCAAGGGTACGCTCGACGCCGCCAAGGCCGGTGACCCCCGCTCCTTCGTCCTCGGTGCTGGCTACGCTAACGACCTCCTGACCGACTCCTCCATCATCGGTGTCCGCGGCCTCGAAGCCCCGGTCATCGCCACTGGCAAGATTGGTCAGCTCGTCGGCTCCAACATCTACCAGTGGACTTCCCTCCCTAGTAACTCGGAAAATCTCGTGGGCTTCGCCGCTGGCGCTGACTCCATCGCGGTGGCCTCGGGTCTGCCCTACTCGGAAATCCCGGGCTTCGATATGGCCGTCGCCACCGACGACCAGAGCGGTCTCTCCATCCAGATCCTCATGGGTCAGGAGCAGAGCGGCTACTACAACGTCACCGCCACGCTGCTCTTCGGTGCCGCTGTCGGTCGCGCCACGAGCCTCGTCCGCCTCAAGTCCGCCTAATCGGACCTACAGGCTCCAAACGGACCCCCAGCAATGGGGGTCTTTTTTTTGCCTACCTCCGCAAGAGTATGAGCCTTTATGGTGAATTCCTGCAGGACGCCAAGGATATGGTGGCGGACTTCGGCATTGATGGCCGGACCTATGACAGCACCCTGACCTTCAAGGCGCTGCTCTCCGACCCGGCCCAGACTCAGGTCTTCCAAGCAGGGGGGTATGTGGAGCAGACCCAGCACTCTGTCCGTCTACCCGCTGTAACAGCCTCCTGGAGTCTCCCAGACGGGTCTATTGGGGCATCGGGAGCCACCCTGACATCGGGGGCCCCCATTGCCAACTTTGCCATCGGCAAGAAACTGGTGGTCGGTGGCCGCCATCTACGCATCAATGGCCGGACCTATAAGCCCGGTTCGGCTTGGATCACCCTCGTCGTCATCGACGATACCCAGTAAGGTCGTGGGGTTGACCCATGCCACCGCCGCGTCGCTCAACAAAGCGTTGGACGCCCTGGCTAAAGAATGCCAGTGGACGATGGAATACACCGTCCTACGTGAGGCTGCCCTCATGTGCCGCGACGCCATCATTTTCACGCCCCCCTTTGTCGCGGGCGGGGGTGGAGGTGAAACCAAGCAGGCCGAGCTCGTTGGCAAGGCCGCCGTAAAGCGGGACATCAACAAGCTCTTCGTGGCGATGAATGATAAGGCCAAGATTTCCGGAGCCCTGATGCTCAACCAATTAGCCTCCGCAGCCAAAATGCGGGACTTCGCTTCATTCCAGAACGCTCGCCAGCAGCTGAGCAGCCGAACCATCAATTTCGACTCCCTTATTGCTAACAAGATCGCGGCAGACGGGGACGACCAGCGAGCGTACCTGAAGGCCCAGAACTTCTTCAACAAATACAAGGTCCGTCCAGCCAACGCTCCGGTGGAAGACCTGCGGGCCGTACACGACCGCTTTAAGCGCCTGACGCGCCAAGGTAAGACCAAGATTGAGACTGGCCGCGGGGATTATCTCGGCAAGTTTCTCGTCAAATCCAAGGGCGAACTGAATGCCTACATCAAGCTACGCCAAGAGGAGGTGGGCAAACTTAAGTCAGGCTGGTGGAATGTTATCGAGGCGTTGCCCAAGCCAAAGAAGAACGGAGTGGATCAGGAGTTCGGACGGCGCAAGGTGGCTGGCTACGTCAAGAAGTTCCCGGGCAATAATATGCAGGTTTTCTACGCAACCTCCCGCGCCGCGTCCATCAAATGCGGTAACCTGATTGGCAATGCGGATGGGGTCGCCGACCGCAATAACGTCCTGAACCTCGTCATCGGCAATGCCGTGGCCCGCATAGAAAGAGACCTTGAGCAGATGCTAGCTCGGGACGCTCAGAAATTTAACTCCGGAGAAACCCGCTGACCATGCCATCCATTCCCTCCCCAGGCACCCTATCCATCCGCCAAGTCGTGGAAGGCGTCTTTGCGTCCTACCTCGGCGCCGAGTCCGCCCTGGCTGGCGTGTCGGTCTACACCGGGGACAGCAACAACATCAACGTCCTTCCCAAGGTCGTCGTACTCTGCGACTCGGCCCGCCCGACCCCGCAGCTAGGAGATCCTGCCGGGAACTACATCTGCTCGGTCCGGATGACGCTCTTCTCGAACGCCGACGATACTACCCTGACGGTCCACCGTACGCGTTGTGCGGCCATCGTGGCCCTGATGCGGGACACCAATAGCATCCAAACCGCCTTCCTCACGGACGGTAAGGCCTCTTGCTATGATTGCGGCATCACCTCTGAAGACGAAGGGGTCGACGAGCGCTCCTGGGCGACGGCCTTCGTGTATGAGGTCTGGACCTGTCTGAACCCTGCTTAAGGCAGTTGCCACCCCCCGCAAAATCAAATGGCCGCCATCTCTAACGGAACCACCTGCCTCTACGGAGTCGCCGGTACTGTCACGAACCTGTTCGTTCAGTCCTACAACATCGCCTCCTCGTTCAACGCTGAGGCCACGGTGTCCAACGAAGACGGTATTACCAAGACCCACCGCCTCGACGATCGTAAGTCCGAAATCACGGTGGAAGGTATCTGCAAGACCTCCTCGATGCCGGTCCTCGGAGCCGCTCTCAGCTTCACGCTGAACGCCCAGACCGCCTATCCGTCTGGCTCCCCCTCGGTCTCCTTTGTCGGCACCATCACCAAGATTGACGAGAAGGGCTCCAACAAGGGCTTTACCGCGGTCACCGTGACGGCTATCGACTACGAAGGCATTACGCCTGTCTAATTGACTTAGCCCCAAGTGGGCTAGACTAGGCGTATGGATAAACGGTTCCTGAACGCCTACATCGACCCGGGGCCCTTTCGGCTGCTGGGTCGAACTCTTTATCCCTGGTGCCTGAAGTACCGGGTGCGTCTGATGGCCCTCGAGTCCGTCCTCGTGACGAACGCTCGCGAAATCACGCCAGCAGACCTTCTCTTTGCCTGTCAGGTGTGCGCCGAGGAACCGATGGGAGGCCGCATCGGATGGCTCGACCAGCTGCGGATCATCAGCCTGCAGCGCAACCCTGCCAAGTTCGAGGTGCTGCTTAACGCCTTTGCCGGGTACATAATGGTCAGCCATTGGCCCAAGTTCTGGGAGCAGACGGCCAAAAAGTCGGGTGGCAGCAGGGGTGTGCCTTGGCCGCTGTCGGTCGTGGCAAACCTTGTGGCTAACGGTATCCCAGAGCAACGCGCTTGGGAGATGCCGGAATGTCAGGCCATCTGGCTCAACTCTGCCCTGGCTATTCACAAGGGGGCGGACATCGCGATCATGTCGCCCGAGGAGGAGACCTTCATGGCCGAGGAGGAAGCCGCGGCCAATGCCGTTGCCGACCCGGCAAAGGTAGACTCATAAAGCCATGCAATCCGCAGAATTTGAACTGAAGGGAAAGACCACGGTGCCAGAGGCCGTCGATAAGGCCAAAAAGTCCGTCGTGTCTTTTGAGAAACAGGTCGAAGATATTCAGAAAAAGTTTAGCAGTGCGTTTAAAGACATCTTCTTAGGTTTTACGGCGCCAATGGTTATCGTTCAAAATATCATGGGCATGATTTCTGATGCTATCGCAAAAGCCAAACAGGACACCCAGGACATTTTGGACCTTTCTAAAAAAGGTACGTCGGTATTTGCGGACAAGCAGGCCGGAGAAATGGCCCGCGCAGCTGAGACCATGGCAAGTACTTCAAAGGAAAACAAGATGTCCAAGAAACAGCGTTCGGTCGCCGCTCAGGCTTTTATGGACGCCGGTGATGACGGCACAATCTTTGGCGACAACGAAGCCAATCGTGCGCTTAAGCAATACCTTGACGAAGGCATGAACAAGCCGTTTGCAGAGAAAATGCGTCGCAAGGTGAAACATATGGCCATGATGCTTGGGACCATCAACATTGCCGAAGACCCTGAGATGCAAGACGTCTTGGGTCGTCGCGCAGCCCTGTATAATCAAAGGAAAGCGTTATTCAGCGATAACCCAAACGCTCCCTTGGAAGCCAAGCCATACGTAGCTCCGCAAGGACTTAATGCCGTTGTGGGAATGGGCAATAACGCTGCCGTACAAGCACAGATTGACCAACTGGATGAAAGTCGAAAACAAACGGTCCTGCTAGAGCAGATTGCTTCCGGAGGTTCCCATACGCCTCCCGACTTCACCAAGCCGCATCAGAACACTTCCCCCTCCCGCTCCGCTTACCTAAAGAAATAACATGGCACGCAAAGACCAGGGTGACACCCTAACCTCCGACCTTCTCCAATCCGGGTGGACCACCACCTCGGACGGCTATGGCCTGATCACCATCAGCGCCACGTTCAAGACGGACCGCACCTCCGGCACGTTTGCTCCTTTTGTCCGCGGCACGGCGTTCCCGGTATCGTCGTACTCTTACTGCAAATCGCACAAGGGCAGCATCAGCTGGGACTCCCTGGGCATTGCGACCCTCAAGGTGGACTATGTCGGCATCGACCCGACCATCAACAGCGGCGTCATTACCAACGCCAACACGACGGTCGCAAACGGCCTGAGCGCCGAGCACATCACCAGTCACCCGAACTTCTTCGTCTCGGCTGGCGGCTACACGGGCGGACCGATTGCCGGATTGCCTGCAGACTTTACAGGCGGCGTCTATCCGGACTCGACCCTTGGCCCGGTGGTGAACGTAATGAACACAGCGACCCCGCCGGTGGCCGTCCCTGTTCCGTCTTGCGAGGGCCACCATGGCGCCTGCTTTGAGTCCAGTAAAGGCGGACGCTTCATCGGCTTCGTCGACCCGGCTTATCCCAACTTGTTCGGTAAGACCCAATACCTTTCTCGCACGACGACTTACAGCGGCGTAATTTATACAAACAATATCACCTATGTTCAGGCTCTTTACGGACTGCTTGGCTCGGCTACTGCAACAACCTCTTGGGGAAGCATCAATCTTATCCCTGCCTGGGCTCCGGTTGGTACGGTCTCTGGTGTTGGTCACAAGAACTTGCTTTCACAGGTCAACGTCGAGGAGTACGGCCTGCTGTACAAGGTCATCTACGAGGTCCGCTACTCGATGACCGGATGGGACAAGATGATCTACGCCAACATCTGACCTGCCATGCCTACGCAGCCCGGAGTCGGTTATACGTTCACGACCTCCAGCCAGGGCGAGAACTTCAACATCATCCAGCCGTGGCAGCCCATTCCGCTGGTGGCGAACGCGCCCGCCTTTGTCTGCTCTCCGTACAAGGTCCACAGCGTCACCCCCAAGACGGGCGGTGGCGGCGACTACGTAACCTTCGACATCTGCCCGGGCACGTTCAATAACCTGATGCCGCAGAGCTATGACTCTGTAAACGAGGAGTGGGTCTACATCGACGACCAATATGTGGACACCGAGTTCGTCCTAAACTTCGCCTCGACGACCACGTCCATCGTCTACCTCCGCGTCGGCCCTGACTCGGGCTCGCACGCCTTCCCGCCTGCCTCCCCTGGAAGCGGCAGCGATGACCCTTATCCGCGGATCTACTCGACAGGCGGAGCACTGCCTACCGACAGCGATACGTTCGGCTATGTCGCCATCGCCAAGGTCACTGAAGTCAGCGCTACGGAATACACCGTCGAGCAGTACGTCACCGGCTCCCTCTGGGGCGACCGCCTGAAGACGGGTACGGATACGGCCCGTTACTACTACGCCCGCATCTGATGGCCTTGCTGATTGGAGTCGGATTCGGCCCGTCAACATGGGGGTCTCTACGTAGCATCGTCTTTAATGGCACGCTTTCTGGGTCTCCCCTGGCAGCTGGCGGCTCACACAACATCGAGTACGCCCACGGTTTTAAGACCACCGCAGGGAACGGCTTTGTGCGCACGGACTACAGCGCCTTGTATCAGAACGCTGCCACCCCCTATTACGGCCCTAACTTCTCAGCTGATGCGATTACGTCAGTACCCCCTAAGAGTGAGTTTTCCTCCCAATACCAAACCTCTAGCAGCGGTATGCTTGTTAACGAAGACAGGGCGCAGTTCATAGGCGAGACCGCCGTGCTGGCCTCTGGCTCCCGTACGATCACGGCAGACGCCTTTGTTGGGCCCCACTATCAGACCTACGCTGCCTACAATGCGAGCGAGTCTATCACCTCCATCGGCAAACTGACGGCTTTCTGACCCCCTTTGCCCCCCTGGGCATAGTTATGGCGACGACTGTCACGATGAAGCGGGGGACTACCCTCGCGGGAACGGTGAACTATACCGCAGGGGCTGGCCCGGCCAACCTGCTCGGCACCACGGTCACCTCCGACGTCATCGACTCGGCTGGCACGACCTACCATCTGACGGTCACCATGGCTGGTGATGGCCTGTCCTTCGTCCTGCGTTATAACGGTAGCACGACCGACTGGAACACCGGCACTGGCCGCTGGGACATCAAGTTCTCGACGGGTGGCACGGTCTTCTACACCGAGACCATCCGCATCCTCATCATCGACGAGGTTACCCACTGATGAGCAGCATCACGATCACCACGCAATCCTTCGGCGCCATCAATTCGACCGTCACCGGTCAGGCCCCTGCGACCATCGTCCTCGAGCTCGGTACGCCCGGGCCGCAGGGCATTCAGGGCATCCAAGGCATTCAGGGTATTCAAGGTCCCACCGGGCCCGCTTCAGCGTGGGGCAATATCCCGGGCACCCTCTCGGCCCAGACTGACCTTCAAAACGCCTTAAACGCGAAACTAGCCACCTCCACGGCGGCTTCCACGTACTATTTGCAGACGAACCCCGCAGGCTATATCACGTCCTCGGCGCTGGGGCCCTATCTCACGTCCTCGACCGCGGCCTCGACCTATGCCGTCATCGCCGCCGGCCAGCCCGTCTCGGGCACGGTCGGGCAGGTGCTGACCAAGAACTCGGGCACGAACTACGACTCCTACTGGGCTACCCCTGTCATCGGAGACAAGTATTACACGACCTCGACGACTT